CGACTTGGTAAGACCTCACTGCGATTCAGTTCATCACTCAAAAAAACATCAACACCAATACGGCGAACCGTGTCCGGTCGTTGCGTTGATTGAAAATGCCAAGGAGGCCAAGCTGTGAGCGTCGAACAACGAATCTTGGACCTGCCGGCTTTTGCCGATTACAACGACCGCCGCGAACTCCGCGCAATCGCTCTTGAAGTCCGGAAGCGGGAGGATCGGATCAAGCAACTGGAGGACCGCATCCACCGAGCATCAATGGCGTTCTTTAGGGACGGCTCGGACGGTCATGTTGCGAGTCAAATGCTTCAGATTCTGGAGGAGGAGAGGGGGCAGAAATGAATCCATTCAAATGGTATCGCAACTGGCGCATCCGACGCATGGAAGAGCGCATCGCTTTCCTTGAAGCGTACTGCAACTCATTCCACGACAGTAATGGGGTGGTTTCTTACACCGTCGCATCCCATCACGAACTGTTTGAGAAGCGAGCCAAAGTCGCTCAGCTTCGCAAGCGGGTCTATCACCTCATGGAGTTTTGAATGAGCATCCTACCAGACCTATCAGTCGCGTTCGTTTACAAGCACACCATGACCAGCGAGGTGCTGGTGGTGGACATCGACCGCGCACGGGAACTCGACGCAGCTAGACCATACTGGCAGCACGTTTCAACCGTGAATCCCATCTCCATCCTGCAACTCATCGTGCGAGCGAAGGGGCGCGAGCGAACCAAGATCATCAAAGAACTAAGCGAGAAACCATGAAACCCAAAAAGAAGAACACAGTAATCACCATCGACGCAGCACTCCATGAAGAGGTTCGCAAGTACTGCGAAGAGAACGGAGTCAAGATCGGCTTTCTCGCCACCCAAGCGTTGCGAAAGCTGCTGAATGAGAAGTGTGTCACGACGCAAGTAACGCACTCCTTATCTGCAACTAACGCTTGACGGCGAAGCCTCCCGTGTGGGCGGCACAATACCCTTCGCTCGCTATGAAGCAGTGGGCGGAGGGGTAAATTTCCTAAAACTATGAATCTAAGAGACTACCAAAAGAACGCAGTAGAGTGGGCCAAAACTAGCGATGGCCTAATCATCGCACCGGCTGGCAGCGGCAAGACATGGATTGCTGCGAGCATCATCAAGAACGAGCAAAATGGCGGATCTGGATTGAGATTCGGCTGGCTCGCACCTACCCGCGAAACGTGCCAGCAAGCGCGTACATCGCTCCGTGTTGCCGGTGTGCCTGATGAGATTGTAGACATCCGTTGTCCGCACGAATCCGTAGACTTCAGCGACAAGGACATGCTGATAGTGGACGAAGCGAAGCACAGTCCTGCTGCCGGATGGCGTCGCATTATCGAATCCTGTAGCGGACTGCGCTTTGGCTTCGATGCTACCCCTTGGGGCGATGACGAAGACCGTAACGCGGTGACGCGAACGCTCTTCCGCAATCGCACCTACGAAATCAAGCGAAGCGACATCGGCGATTCATTGGCCGACGCTTACCTCCACCTCTCCGACGCAACCGATCTGAACCTCAAGCAGAAGATCGACGACAACATCGACCGGCTTTTTGTAACAAGACGGCGGTACATGCGAATAAGTGATGACGAATTAAAACGCATGTGCGCCTGGGAATCCCTGGTGGACATCGGCATCTGCCAGAACCGAGACAGGAATGCATACGCCGTCGATTACGCGCTTGAACACCTCGACATGCAGACGCTCATCCTCATCCCACGCATCACGCTGGGCGAGGAATATGAGGCGGCGATTCCACGTTCGCTCCTTGTCCATTCCAAGATCGGAAAGAAGCAGCGCAAGGCGGCGATGGAAGAGTTCAAAGCCGGAAACCTGCGGACCATGATCGCCACCAGTCTGGCCGACGAAGGACTCGACCTACCCAACGTGGAACTGCTGATCATGGTCAGCGGTGGCCGGTCATCGCAGAAGACGATTCAGCGAGCGAGCCGCGCATTGCGGAAAACAGATTCCAAAAACTGTGCGACAATTCTGGACTTTTCTGACAGGTTCCATCCCATCGGTGCATACCACGCGAAGAAGCGAATGGAATGCTACCGCCAACTAGGTTGCGTCTTCCAATGAGTGCATCAATTACGACATCAAATGAAACAGCCACGCCTACAGAGAACGTAGTTCTTCTCATCGGAGAGCTGCGCGGAATCAGTCGCAAAACAGAAACCAAGAGCGGAGCATTGATGGTACGACGGGTCATCTCAATCGCTCGCCACTGGACCGATGCAGATGGCCGATTCCACGAAGACTACGATGAATTTGAGCTGTCATCATGGGGACAAGTGGCTGAGAAGATTATGGAAGTCGGCAATGGCGCGCTGGTGCGTGTCAAAGGCCGTGTGAAGGTTGAGAAATGGTCAGAAGGTGGCGATACGAAAAGTGCGGTTCGAATCGCTGCGGAACAGATAACCGTGCTGTGTTACTAATCCAATGAAAGCATCCAATAAACCAATCGTAGCCGTAGATCCTGGCGTTAGCGGGGGATTCGCGGTCAATACACCGGACGGCATTATCCTGCTGTCCATGCCGGAATCGCTGCCGGAAATCTGCGCGCTGATCAATCAGCTAAAGGTAGCCAACTCAGAGTTATGGATCGAGGAGCTTCCACTGTTCGTGTCTCCCATGACGAAAAGCTCGTCGATGGCTGTGCTTCACAGAAACCTTGGTCGAGTTGAGGCTGCTGCATACGCGTACGGATACGCTCTTCACAGAGCAGCTCCAAAAGTGTGGCAGGCTCCTCTAGGACTCGGCGGGAAAGCATCGTGCAAAGATCATTCGGAATGGAAGCGAAAGCTCAAGGCGAAGGCGCAAGAACTCTATCCTCATCTGGACGTAACCCTGAAGAACTGCGACGCGCTTCTGATCCTCCACTATGCCCTAGGAGGTGGCAGATGATCCGCAGGTCGAGCCGTCCTCCATCACCAGACGAACTCAAGCAGCTCCTCATCGCCACGTTCTGCGCTGGCATGGTTATCACCGCTGCGTACTTCATTCTCTTCGTCGTCAAATGAGCGAACCTACCAAGCCGCTCGCTCAAGAAACCGACATCGAAACCCTGCGCCATGCCGTCGAGGAATACCAATGGTTGGCCAAGGTTCTCTTCAAATCTCTCGGGTGCGGATGCAACGCAGGACATGACCTGTGCTGGAACTGTACCCAAGCTGAGCGACACTACAAACTAACAACCGAGACATACAAATGAGCATTAATAAAATACCGACAGTCCGAGTAGCAGACGCAGACGAATCGACCCCAAGGATCGACTTCGCCTACATCGACCGAAAGTACAAGGAATGGTTGATCCGCCGTGGATTCGCCAATGAAATTGGAACCGAAATGGGAATGCGCCGAGCAGGCGGACGACGCGGCAAACGAATCGAACCCGATGAAATCTGAAATCACGCGACAACAGTTGTTGAAGGAAGCCCCTCAGTTGATCGAGTATGCCCTTCTTCGCGGTTGGATGAGCAGGCCGAAGCCCCAGAAAAACGTGGATGGAGTCTGGCATTCGAGCGGTTCAGGCCATCTCGACGATGCAACCGAAGATGAGATACAAGAACTTAGGAAACAGCTCGGTGCAGGTTGAACTCCTCTCCGACGACGTAGAGATACGAATCGGAGAAACCAAGTGGTCTGGAGTTGTCTACATGCGGGAAGGCAAACGAAAGCTCTACGTTCGAACGAAGGCTGAATTCAATGCCAAGTTCGCGCTGATAGATGCGAAGCCCTAGCCATTACATCGCCGCACAAGAGCAGCTCTTTACGAAGTTCAAGTCTCGCTCCATACCCATTCAACAGTGGAGCAAGTACCTGATGACTCCCAAAGAGCTGGCTCTCCTTTTTCAGAAGCTGGAGAAATCAAATTCTGTTCTTCAGGACATCGCCAAGACTGACCTTGGCAGGTCCGGGGAACTCGCGAGAAAACAACTTGGAATCGAATGAGCAATTCAAATATCGACCGTGCAAGAGCATGGCTTCGTAACACCCCCGGTGCCATCAGCGGCCAGGGTGGTCATAACGCAACCTTCGCAGTAGCCACCGCTCTAGTGCATGGCTTCGAGCTGTCGCGAGCATCTGCCGAAGATCTGCTCGCCGAATACAATGCGAAGTGCGTCCCGCCGTGGAAGCCTAACGAATTGGCCCACAAAGTGAATCAGGCGATGAATGTGGCGCACGACAAGCCCAAGGGGTGGCTTCTATCCGCACAGAGCGGAACGCCCGTCTCAACGACCGGCAAGTTCATCGTTCAGAAGATCCAATCTGTGCCTGAGTCAGAATCCAAGCTGACCACAATCGACTTTCTCAAAGCCTGCTTCGAGCCGGACGAAGTTGTCTGCATCTGCAACGACATCATCTGCGACGAGGAAGGTAAAGGTAGGCCAGCGTCCAAGGGTACGTTCCTCAAGCGCGACGAATGGATTGAGAAGCATTTCACGCCGCCCATAAGTTCCATGTGGAACGGTCCTGACAGCCGTGGCGCGTATGTACGGGTCAATCCATGTCTCGATGAAACAGGATCGGATTCTGGCGTGTCAGCATTCCGCCATGTGCTGGTCGAGATGGATGAGAAGACTAAGGACGAGCAATGGACGATCCTGAAGGATTCGAAGCTGCCTCTGTCCGTTGTCATCGATTCCGGCGGTAAGAGTCTGCATGGCTGGGTGCGCGTCGAAGCGGCGAACAAGGAGGAATGGGGCGAGCGTCGCGACGTTGTTTATCGCCATCTGGAAGCTCTCGGCATCGATCCGAAGAACAAGAACGCGAGTAGGTTCAGCCGCTTAGCCGGTGTGATGCGCGATGGCAATGAGCAGAGGCTTGTAGCTATCAATGTGGGCGTCGTGAACTGGGATGCGTTCACGGACTATCTGGAGTCGCAGGACATGCCTCAGGAGTTCCCGCTCCAGAGCATCATCGATTACGATCCTGAGAACGACCCGGACAACCTGATCGGCGACAGATGGATTCGGCGCGGTTCATCGATGCTCTTTGTCGGTCAGAGCGGATGCGGCAAAAGCTCGATGGCATTCTACCAAGGACTTAGGTGGGCCATTGGTTCCGATTGGTTTGGATGTCAGCCGGTACGACCGCTCAAGGTGGCCTACGTCCAAGCTGAGAACGATATCGCCGATCAGCACGACGCGCTGAAAGGAGCCGCGCAGATGGTCTTCGGAAGCGATTGGCGGAACGGATTGCGCCGTGCGGACATGCTCTTCTTCCGCGAGGCGGTTCGAACCGGCGCGGAGTTCACGACCATGCTGCGTCGTCTCATCCGAAAGACGAAGGTGGATATCGTCTATATCGACCCTCTGCTCTCCTACATCGGCGGCAATCCATCGGACATCGAGGTCTGCGCGAACTTCACGCGACATCTGCTCCAGCCGATTATGATGGAGACAGGCGTCGTCATCGTGCTGGTTCATCACTTCCCCAAGCCGAAGGGTAAGGACGACAAACCGGAGAGCGTGGCAGATATGGCCTACTCAGGATTCGGATCGTCTGATCTGACCAACTGGGCGAGAGAAGTGATTGTGCTGAAGGAGGTCGGATTCAATCAGCCGCGACGCTTCATGCTGGGAATGGCGAAGCGCGGAGACAGGTCGGGATTGAAGGACAAGAACGGAAACAAAACCGGCTCCATCGTCATTCAACGTGGAGTCGGAACGATATCCTGGGACTACGCACCGCCCGAGCAGTTCGTAGTCGATAAATCCGCAGCTAAGAAGCCGTGGGGCGGAAGACCTAGGGGGCGTTAGCTTTCCTTCTCGCGTTCGGCGCGGCGACGACCTTTCGCAGCGAGCGATTGGAACTTCGCCTTGCCGAGCTTTTTGCGTCCGATGTAAGCCGCCAAAGCGCGAGGCTCTCTCACACCCTTCTTCTCAAGCTCGCCGATGAGCTTCTCGTAACGTCCGCCACCACCAAGTTTCATCTTGTCCATATCAGTTAGAATGAGTTGTTACCGACGAAATCACCATGCTTTGCACGACCAATACTTGGGCGTCGTCTTATCCTTAGCATCCGAACAGTTATGCCGCGCACGGAAGTTCTTACGACGCTCAGGATTGTCGCGCTTAATCTCCATATTCGGATCGCCGAAGCGAACCTTGATGACGTTGCCGCTGTCGTTCTTAACGTAGACAGCACTTTTCTTCCGCTCTCCCGGCGTGTAGAAAGGCTTGTTGAGCGTCACCTTCTTGCCCTGATAGGTGTTACCTTTTTTGGAGAGGGAGGTTTTCATTAGTCGCGGCGACGAGATTGGCGGCGCATTTCTTGAAGCTGCTTCTCTTCAGACTGGCCTTCTTCCATCTGCATCATGGCTCGGTCAGTTTCAAGCTTCAGCATTCTCGACCAGTTTCGATTAAACAAGTCGATCTGCTCCTTGGAAAGCTGACTGATCGGTGTGGTGACAGTTTTGACGTAGGTTGGCGACTGAAGCATTCGGCCCACAGCGGATTCGCCGGAAACTCCGATTGCATTGAGAATCATCCTTCTTCCCATGAATCCCGCCATTCCAGCTCCAACAGCTCCAGTTAGCACGGGGCTGCTTGTTGCCAAGTACGTCGCGCCAGTCACCAATGTTGGTAAGATCGACTTTGAAACAAGGCTTTCGCTATCCTTGGATGCAACAGCCAACTGATCGGCAATTGTGCTGATCTTGTCCACGCCTCCAGCACCGAACAGCTCGTTTACAAGCGCGTTGTACTCTCCCGGCTTTTCGCCACCAGCAATCAACGCCTTCATCTTGTTCGTGTCGATGGACTTCTTTCCATCAACAAACGAGTCTTTGACGATCCGACCGAGGACAATGTTCTGAGCATCAGCCAGAAGGTCTGGCCGACTTTCCTTGAGGATCTTCGTAAACTCCTCAGCTCTCTTGACTGGATAAACGCCGCCACCCTTGGACTTGAGGAAATCTACAATGTTTCCGGCAGGAATGTTTCCGTAGAGTTCACCACCCCTGATGGCAGAAGCGACAACCTGCTGGAAGTCCGTGGCAGTCTTTGATTGTTCCGTGACGTAATCGTTCAACTCCCTGAGCATTGTGTTTGCATCAGGGTTTGAGGCGATTTGCTTCAGAACATTATCATCAATGACGACACCCTTCTTAACCTTGGACTTGATGTCGGAAAGCAGGCTGATGATTTCCTTTTGAGCCTCAACGTCCTCTCCGGGTTGCGCCAGAATCCCCTTAAATCCACGCTCTTCATTCTTCTTCTGAAAAGCAGCTAGACGCTTTTTGACATCAGCAACTTCCTCTTGGTTTTTCTTCAGACGAGTTTCAGCTCCAGTGATGCGATTGGATACGTCAGTTTCAAGCAGATTTGACTTTGAAGTCAGCTCTTCAAGACTCGACTTGAGCTGCTCCTCTTCCTTGAGTATTGAAGTGTATTTTGAGGCTACATCTTGAATCTGGCCAAGGCTCGGGAAGAACTCGTTGGCCACTTCCTTAGACAACTTTCCTCCGCGAGCCGCTTTCGCCTCGGTGAGAGTGTTAAGAAACTCGACTGGATTCTTGCCGCGAATCTGATTGTAAATGTAGTCCGAAAGAGCTGGCTTCACATTGGTTTCCCAAGTGTCACCGGCCATATCTTTCAGAACGGCAAGCGTAGTTCCACCACGAGGGCCGATGATGGCCGACACTGATTCAGGCGCACCGCCACCTTCTCCAATGCTACGCAGAATTCTATCAACGTATGCCCCTTTAAAGCGGCTGATTCCTTCTGCGTACTTTCTGTTTTGCTCGGCAAGATCATCTCGAAGTTTAGGATTTGCATCGAACGCAGCAGTCATCTGCTCGTTGATCTTGTTGAGCTTTTCCCAGCTCTCAAAAAAGCCTTGTTGAACCGGAGCATTGAAATCAAACAGTCGGTAGATTTTAGAGCGGATCTTTCGCAGGTCTTCCAATGTTTTCTTTTCAAGAACTGGCTTCCCATCTTTGTCCACCTTTCCAAAATCAACCTCAACAGTTGTTGCTTTGAGGTCAGGTCTGATTTTTGCGAAACCCTCCTCTTGTTCAGCTTCAAATACGTCTCGGAGCTTGTTGCCTTGCTCTCCAACAATCGTTCCAGTCTCAAAAGCTGAAACAGGTTTTCCAGCGGCAAACCGATCATCAAAACCTTCCTCGATTTTCTTTATCTGATCTTGAAACCCAGCAATCTGCCCTTCTATCCGGGTGCGATTGGCAATATCTTCAGCTCCAAGCTGCGCTCTCTGATTGCTCAAGCGAACAATCTCATCTTGAAGATCTTGAGATTCCACCTGAAGACGGCGTTCTGCATTACGGGCAAAAGCAAGCGCACGGCGATTTCGCTCATCCTTAAACCCAGCAGTCTTCCTGATGGAATCATCGACCTTGCGAGTTGCCTGCTCAGTCAGTGCATCAGCTTGGCGCACAACCGACTCAACGACGGCTGGGTTTATGTCGGTTTTCCCAGAAATCCTTTCAAGCTCGCCAACGATGGCTTGGGTCAAATCATCGCCGGAAAGACCAGACCGACGACCTTGAATCACGGACTGCTCCAGAACCGACTGAACGGTATCCTGAAAGTTCTGAACATCCTGAGGAGACGACCCTGAGAATGCGGGATTGTAGAACGTGTCAGCAACCTGACGGGAAAGTGCAGGGTCGATGCCAGCAGCATTCCCAAGTTCCTGGCGAATCAGGTTTGCGCGGTCTTCCAGAAACTTTTGAGTGAACGGACGCTGCATTTCACCAGCAAAAGCAGCAGGAAACTTACTGACCGACGGTGCGCCAGAAACCGCTCTTCCAAATGCACCGGCACCTCGAACAGTCGTAGAAATAGCGGGAAACAAAACGCTTCCCATTGCGGTACGCAACGCCATTTCACCACCGGTAACATCCTCACCAAAAGATTCGATTCCAGCTTGAGCGAGAGATTGCGCGCCACCGGCAGCGGCTTCCTTCCTAACTTGTGCGCCAAAAGTGGCCTGCTGCGGAACTCCAGTTTCGCTGGTCAGCAAACGTCGAACACCTGTTCCAGTTCCCGCCTTGGCGATGCTGGGCGTTGGAACTCCAGATGCAGCAATCTGGAAAGGACGCATCTTTTCCGGCTCCAACGTCTGAGCCAGAAATTCAGAGCCAATACCAATCGCAGCTTCACCAGCGAGAGTTTGACCTCCAGGGATTAAAGCGGCAGCAAGAGGACCCCCGTATCGAATCGCGCTTCCAAGGACTTTTCGTACACGCTTGTTTTCATAATCTACAAGGAACGACCTCTCCTTGTCTGTGAAATCCTCATCGGCCAGCGGCTCGTAATTGCCGGAAACAAACTTTTGGAATTTACGCGCGCTGTCAGGTCCGAGGTAAAAGTCAGCCTGCTGAACAAGCGGATCTTGAGTCTGGAGCCGTTGCGCGCCTTTAAGGTCTGATCCTTTTACAGCTTGATTGACAGCCTCCATAGAGCCTATTGGAGCGTCAGGCGTAAACCCAGCAAATGGATCTGACTCTCTAGTTATCGGCTCGTCTGGAGTGAAACCAGCGTAAATATCCTCTTGCGCAGTCGGTTGCTGCTGTCGTTGATTTTGAGCGGGTTCACTAAAAGTAACGTCAGCAACAGTCAGCGGCTGACCGGCATCCATTTGGCTCTGTTGGCCAACCCCCTGCAAAACGTATTCGTCCATAAAACTAATTTAGCCTTCCCTTAACACCATTGATAATTACCGAGTCACCAGATTTTTTTCCTTTTGCTCTAGCTTCAGCCGCCGATCCAAAAGAGATTTCTGATGATGTATTAGTCCCAGACATTGCCGGAGCGTTCGTCGAACGCATTGCTTGAGGCGCAGGGGCCGCAATCATTGCGCCGCTTGAAGGCGTTTGAGATGTTCCAGCCGGAATCGGGATTCCATAACTGTTGTAAATGTTATTTACACGGCCCATGTTTTCCTTGATTCGAACATCAAGCTCACCCTTCTTCAGTTTGATTTTTTCGACAAAGCTATTAATATCAGGACCAAAAAGCGGCCCTCCTTCCAACGCTCGTTTTCCTGAAACCAATTCAAGTTCTTGCAAAATACGTTTCGCTTCCTCAGTTCCAACAGCATCTTTGCCTTCTGCACTATTCAGCACCTTTGCGATCATTCTTGCAGAATTCAGTCGGACATATTCGTTGATGTTAGGATCTTCAAGTATGCCTATTTCGTAGCCAATAGCGTCAGAAATAGTTTGTTTATTGGCAATATCCTCGGCAGATTTTTTTACCAACCTATCATCAACAGCGTTTAGCTTTTTCTCTCCTGTTGCAGCAGACTGAACCAGCTTGAGACGCGCAAGTTCGTTTCGTTCCTTTAGCAAATTAAAACGCTGATCGCTATCGGTTTTGAGTCTACTTATGTTTTCTTTGGAAATATCAACTTTCTGCTGATCAATGTTGAATCGTTGATTCATTTCATTGGTAAGCCTAGTGATATTTTTTTCTAGCAGGTCAATGCGCCTGTTTTCCTGACCGGCTTTTGTTTCTGCGGTCGTCCGATCAAGTTCTAAACGCTTTTCCTTCAGCAACGCCTCTTCCGTGTCGAGTGCCTGTTTAAACTCAAACTTTGCTTTATCGAGTTCAGTTTCGGACGCACCTTCTCTCGTAAGCCTGTCTAGGTTATCGGCAGAAACTTTTAGCTTGCCCCTAGCAACCTCAAGATTGCCAAGCAGACCTGTAGTTTGAGCGGTCGTCTTAGCGAGATTAGCCTTCCTCTGCTCTTCAGCGCGCTGATTTAAGAGCGGAACGTCAACGTCAAGCTTCCCGTTGGCGTCTCTCTTTATTGCTCCAAGCTCAATTGCCTTGTTGAGTGTGGAAGCAGCTATTGCGTCAGCTTGCGCTTCGGCGCGACTGGTTGCCTTCAGCAGCTTTGCCCGAGCGGAATACTTCTCAAGATTGTTGAGCATCTTGTCCGCCTCAATCCGGTAGGTTTTAGACTTGAACGCCGGAATGACCGGGAACTTCGCAGTCGATTCTGGATTGTCGAGATAGCTTCCAACCTGCTTGCTAAGATCCGAGAACGTCTTGAACTCATCAACCTGCGCCTGCCGCTCCTCGATGGTGTCGGCAAGGGTGATATCACGAATCTTGTTCTGAAGCTCCAGTCCCTGCCGTTGAAGCACGGATTCCGCAGTCTGCTGCTGGAACTGCTCCATCATCCGCTTCTGCGTCTGCGCGCGGTCATACAGCGATGCTCCGAGTTGAAATGCTTGAAGAGTTTCGTCGGCCATAGATTTTAACCCCAGTTAGAAGGATCGGTTGGTCCACCAATGTTTCCAGGCGGAATAGAATAAAGCTCAGCATCATTCTGGGGGTTGTACGAGCTTGGGCGATAACCTCCAGCACCTTGCTGCATTAGGCCGCGCTGAGTGTACGCGCCACCAGCGAATCCACCGGCAGAAGAAATCGCGCTTCCGATTGCAGCCATCGTAGGATCAGGCATCGCAGCCACCTGAGCGGCTTGCAAGTCGCGGTTGTACTGCTGCTGATTCTGCTGCGCCAGCGCATTGATACGCTGAGACGGTGTGATGAACATGCTGCTCACCGAGAACGGCTGAACCATACCAAATGATCGTTGCTGCTGGATGAAGTTCTGAGCTTGAGCAAGACCTTGGTTTTGAAGCTGCATGGCAGTTAGACCCAAATCGCGAGCGGTCAGCGCACGGCCAAATCCAGATCCTGCGCCAAATCCTCCAGACAAAGCGCGTCCAGCAGTCGAACGCTGAACCTGAGCTGAAGCCTCAGGAGAAACCTGCCCACGCAAAGCTGCTCCTATGTTCTGACTCGCCTGCTGAATGAGCTGGTCATAGCCAGGAATCGCGCGACGAAGCTGCGACTCAAGCTGAGACTGCTCAGCGGCGGTCGTCTTTTGAGCCAACTCAGTGGCAGGTTGAAGCGCAGCAATGTTCTGCTGAATCGCCTGCTTCTGCTCGGCCTCGAAATCGATTGGCTTGAATGCGGGAACCTTCGGCTTACTTCCTTTGCTCAGAAGTCCGCCAATAAGGCTTGAAGCCCCCACGATTGCTGCACCACCTAGAATAGCTCCCATAAATCAAAAAACCTCCTTCACAAGACGATTGCCATTCTCAATCGAGAACACCTTTTCAGGTTCGTGACGCTGGATGTTCATGGTTACCAAACGCGCAGCTTTTTCCTCAGGGAATGCTCGCTCGTGATGGAAACAATGAACCCACACCCGACGCAAAGTATCCAACTTAAAAAGTTCTCCCTCACCGATTGTCATCACGCTGTTTGATGATGCCCAATCGTCCGCGTACTGCCTAAGCATCTGGACGGACGGGAGATGAACCTCGTAGCCGAATCGCTCGGTGCATTCTTTTGCCGACGCTTCAGCATCCTTCTTGACGTATACCTTGATGGAATCGTGAACGACAGCTTTCGGAAGATATCCATAGGTCGAGCAATCGGCGACGTACTTGTACTGCATCCGATACTTCTCAATCGACCGCTTCCAATCAGGGTCAGTCGCACCCTGCTCATGTAGGCCAAGGCAATCGGCTTCCAATGAGAAAAGGACCGACATGAATGCCGATCCGAATCGGGGCAGACCGCAGATTTGGAAGAGTTTACCGTTCATTTTTTACGCACAAAGAAGTCCAAGCCGCAGTCCGCGCCAAGACAAAGATGGCCGACTCAGAGCCGGGAATCATCGCCAGCTCACTGCAAATGACCGCCGTGTAGAGAGCGGCATTCGGATAAACATCCTTACCAACTTCCTTCATCCACTGATGAAGCTGATTGATCCGGTTGTTCGCATCTTCGAAGTCCGTCGCGATAATCTCGCGCACCCGACTCCATGCTGGATCGATTCGATCCTTGAAGAACGAATTGCCAAAGCCGGGAATCTTCATGCCAGCACCAATGGCCGACTTCAACGCTCGCTCGTCAAACCGCTCGTAAACGTATCGAGCAGGTCCAATCGGACCATGAGCGTCGCCAAGAGTCAGAATGGCTGAGGCGATTCCATTCGTAAGCTGCGCGCTTCCAAAGAAGGCGTTCACCGCAGCAACCGAACTCGCGTTCTGATTGTTACGCGCCGCCATGTCATGCGCGTCAAAGACAGCCTGAAGAAGCTCCAATTTCTTTGGAGTGGCTTCTGCTAGACCGAAATCGATGTTGAGGTTCAGAACCATTGCGAGAATCCACCGCCATTTAATCCTACACCGACCATGCGTATCGTATGCACGGCATCGCCCAGATACTGCATCGTCTGCTCCTGCACAGCTTGAACCGCTTTAGCTTCGTAGGCCACTGCTTCCTGAATCAAATCGTTCTCCTCCTTACGAATCGCCATGACCATCAGTTTGATGGCATCGGGACACGGAGGAATGAGGTAGTCGTTCACGCTCGTCGCGTTGATATGGCGCATCTTCGCCATGACCGTCACCGGCTTATCCTCGTCGTTGTGGCAGCGGTCGGTCAGCAGACTGCGACGGTACTGCGGCAAAGTTTCATCTGGGTCGTAAACTGCCAGATCGAGTTCGGACAACGCAGTCGCATCGTACTCGTACAGTCGGCTCGCGGTGTTCGTCGCCTCGCGGATAACGCCGGTAAGCTGCGTGAACTTCTTGGTTGATTGAACGTACGGCAAAGCGAGCGTCAGCTTCTCTCCGTCAATCCATGCGCCGCCGGACTGTGTTCGAATCCACTGACCGTTCTGATCGACTCCTTGCAGGGTGATGGTCTTGCCGACATCCGAAGCGTCGCCAGGGTAGACTCGAATGTAGCTGTTAAGACCGCCAGACATGTCGCGGTAAGAGACGACAGTCCCACGGTCAATAAGCTGCTTACCGACACAAGCGTCTCCTGAGTTGAGCAGTCCATAGCCGGTTTCTTGAAACTCGAACCATTGATTGCGGACGGTTCCGACTCCGCAGCAATCAGCTACAGCTTCGATGGTTTCGATCTGACGCGGCCAAGTGATGCAACCGCCGACCGTGTGAATCGTGAATCGCCCGTACGCACCGGCCCACAGACCCTTGTGTAGAAGCCTTCGACACGCTTGGTTGATGTAATCGTAAACGCGCTGATCATCGACACATACGCCGATGACCCGAGCGATAGTCGAGCGGATGTCCTGAACGATCAGCTTCATTTGGTGTAGTATTCTCGGATGGTTCGCTTGATGAAGTACACACCGTAGAACGGCGGAAGGTTATTATGACCGATGGCGTTCTGGCTGTCGTTGCCAGTCTTGTCCGCGTTGGTCGTTCCAACTTCACCAGTCGTAATGCTTGGACCTGCTCCTCCGCCACCCGTTCCAGCGGCACCCTGAATAATCTTGGAGGGATAAGATCCAAGACCGGACCAAGTTTTTCCAACAAGGTAGTAGTCGTCGTTGTTTGGGATGGCCAACTGAGCAACGCCGTGCGTGTGTTCGTTGAACGGAGTTTCCGCAACGATAAGCGTGTGCTTGTCCTCGCCGACAACAGATGTGGTCGTTGAGGTTCCATTGACATTCACGGTTCCGCTCGCCGCAAACGCTCCAACGCCAACCGGGAATCGAGCATCAAAATTTGTGTCAATCTCCCACATTGGGCCAGTCATCAGGGCAGCGGTAGCGGTTCCATCGCCACCGTCGTAGCTCAAGATATCTGCGGCAGGGCCAGCAAAGATGCGACGCTCGGAGCTGTTGGGCGCAACCGGATGCTGTCTTGCCCAGTATCCATTGACGCGCACCCACCAGTTACCCTTCTCATCTAGCCACGGATAAACCTGATTGTTCAGCGCAGGAGTGGTCGATCCGAAGTTGAAGAACGAGTTTCCAATCGAGCTGTTGAACGTCGCCTGAGTGCCGCTGATGATATCGTTGGCCAAGTTCTGGTAGTTCAGCGGACAATATCCAACCGGCAGACTCGGAGGAGTGAGCGTGATGAGTGTAAGGTTTGGCATGATTGTTAGGCTATTCCGATGTGTAGGTCAGCGGGTTGATATCGCAGACATCAAGCGGCGTGCAGGCGGGGAAGACCGTCCGGCACTCTCCAACACTCGACTCTTGGATGTCGTAGGCGTGAACTCGAAGACTCTTGACCCGACAGTACCCGATGATGTTCAGCATAACCTGAACCTCGTAAAGATTCCGAGCAGGAGTGCTGATCGTCGCGTTACACGGCGCATCCGATGGAGTGGGGAAGCGCATCTTAGGCCGATACTGCGGCTTGAAATTTGTCAGAGGACACAGATCAAAGCACTGCGTAACAGTCGCGCATTCGGCGAAGTCAATCCAGTCGATCCAACCAGGATACTGGTCAGGTCGATAGGTGACATTGAACGAGACATCGCCTTCCAGCTTGTCGATGAACAAGTCGCCGGAATCGAGCCGCTTCAGACCGAACGGAACCTCGAAGTTGTAGGCGCGAGTCTGCACCTGCCACTCGATTTCCTTCTTGGGAGTCTCGCTCAAGTTCATGTCAAACTTGTCACCCTTGGTGATTTCCCAAATCTGAATCGTGTCGTCCGATCCGCGAGCGATTGCGAAACAAGCGTCTCCGTAAGCGTTCTCGGTCTTGACGAGCTGCAACACGTTCAAGCCGGTCCAGATGCCAGCCCATGCCGGAGGAGCCTTCTTCCGCATCGAGGTGACAAGCTCCATATCCAGCACAGATATGGCCTTATGAATCACGCCTTCTGAATTGAAGCGAGGCTGAGAAGTCATCAGCACCCGATTGTCAAAGACAACGGCTGAACTGGCCCACAAGAGATTCGACTGATCGTTCTCAACGATGGGCGTCATCTCGCCACTGATGGGCGTGTTGCCCCAGTCATTGAATGACCGACGAGCGATGATGAACGAGCGGATGCCGTCGATAGCTCGGTAGAAGACATCGCCATTGACGGTGATGGCCGACCGTGCGCCTAGCGCGCCGCTGGTCAGCAAGCTGATAGCCTGAATGGGATAGTTCAGGTTCTTCCAAACATCGCGGTCTACAGGTGCTTGGACGCTGAAAACATATCGAGGCGTGAAGACAAGAAGCGGTCCTTGACCAAGCGACGTATCTGGATCGCCGGGGACGGCCATTGCTGTGATTCCT